TGTTTGCATAATCGTCAAGTTTATCCAAACATCCATCAGCGGATAATCCCGACTCATAAAAAGCATATTCTTCAATTTGTTCCCGATTCATCATCATCGTTCTTTTCTCCTTTTGCATCCTTTTCTTTCCAATAGGCTTCGGTAGATTCGTTACAAGCAACATAACCATCTTTTCGAGCTTGTTCGTAAGATAAAGTTCTATACCAGCCTCCCCTTTTACAAACTGTTCCTTCTTTACCTGTAACTTCACAGGTATGAGCAGATTTTATTTCTGCTGCATCAATAATGTTGTCTATAATACTGTTTTCAATGCTGTTTGCACCGTAAACGCTTGTATAGAAAGACAATGTTCCAAACTTCTCTTTAATTTGTGTTGCAACTACTTGTACTTCTTCTTCACTACTCGTACAAAGGTCACAAAAGTATTGAAGTTTCTCCATACATTTGTCTAGAACTGCGTACCAGCCATCGTCGCACTCCATTCCCCATGCCATACAAGTTTCCATTTTATCTCCCTTATAATCTCTGAGGATCTTTGGATATTTTTTTACAAGCTCAAGCTCAAGTTCTGATTTCATATATTCAATATTAATATATTTTTAAAAAATGTCAAGACTATTCTTCCCAGCACCAATTTTTATAATCCCAATGTCTGGAATCATATATTCTCAAACTACCTTCAAATCCCAAAAAATTTAAATTTATAATCAACCCGCCATGATCTTTTGCAATTGGACAAAAATCTAATTCAAATATAAAAATGTCATACCCTGAATAATATGTTTCAAATTCTAAGTTTTTATATTTGGAAAGTTGTTTGTAAAATGAAAAATACTTTTCGAATTGTTTTCTTGGTTTGCAAAAATTTCTTAATGATAGATTGAAATACATAAATTAAGGTATATAAACCACAAGCCTAGATACTAGACAAAAAAATTTATCTTTTAAACGTGATATTATTTTAGAAATTTTGTTTCTTTTTTTATTCCTACCCAACTCGTAGGTTACAGCGACAATTTTCGTATAATATAAATGTTTTTTATCATATGACCATTGTTGACATGATAATGAAGAATTTATTAAATCATTTACAATATCTTTACACTCTTCATTAAGATCATCGAAACAACTACTCATCCATTCGTCGTTAATACGAAAATCAATTCTTTGGTATTTCATAAAATTATTCTTCTTCATTCCAACAAAAAACTACATTATCAAACTTTTTCAAAAAAATTAACAAATTTTTTTGTATTAAATTTTCCCATATTTGAAATCTATTGGCCAAACCTTCTCCTAACTTAGACACATAAAAAATTCTATTTGGATATTTTTTTATAATAGTGTGTAATTTATACAACTCCTCGTAAAATACAGATTTATATTCTTCAGGTCTGTAGAAAGATGAATCATCATTGTCTGGAAATTTTTTAGTAATAAAACCCAAAGCATGTGGATGATCTCTTAATTTCGCGGCACCACCATAACCCCTTCTCACCAAATTATCCCCAAATATAAAATAAGCTCCCTCATTAGAATCTAAAAATTCATGAGTTATTATAATATTTTTAAATTTAGCCATAATAAATTTCAGTCATAACTGTCATATTTACTATTTTCATATTCTTCTTCTGCCGCTTTAGCGTAATTATGTATCAATATCAATACAAAAGCAACCGTTACGAGAGCAACCGATCCGATAAAAGATATAATAAAATAAAACATAGTAATAATTTAAGATGTTCTAGGTAAAAGTAAAGCAATCTCTTCCGAAACGGATGTGGGGGCATCGTGATACTCACCCTCCCACCATTTATCCTTTTTCTTTAAGTTTTTACATATACCAACCCTATTAAGGTATTTCAATTCGTCATACCCGCACTCATAACCAGTTACTACAACTTTCATTTCGGGGTCTTCCGTTTGAAGTTTTTCAATTAGATCCTTTACTTTCATTATTCAATCATAGTATAAAATATAAATATTTCAATAAAAAAATATGAGCATTTCAAATTTTGACAACCTTTGTAAACAAATTATAAACGAGGCTAAAACTAAAAAGAAACAAGACGCTTGTTATAAAAAAGTAAAATCCAGATATAAAGTTTGGCCAAGTGCTTATGCATCAGGAGCTTTAGTAAAATGTAGAAAAGCTGGAGCTAAAAATTGGGGAAATAAAAGCAAATGAATAATTTCCAATCATACGTTAATATACTTTTAGAAAAATTTGAAAGTGAAAAGAAAAAAGGATTAAAGGGTTGGTTCGATAGAAATAAAGGAAAGGGTTGGATTGATTGTAAAACAGGAAAACCTTGTGGTAGACAAGAAGGAGAAAAAAGAAGAAGTTATCCAGCATGTAGACCAACCAAAGCAATGTGCAATTCCAGAAAAAAAAATAAAAAAAGTTCTAAAAGAATATCTTGGAAAAAGGGAGATAAATCTTGACATAAATAGTTAATATGAATCTTTTCGACAATTATTATAATTTAGTATTAGAAGCTCATGCTGGAGAAAATGCCAGTAATGCCGAAAGAGATGAAGCTAGAGGGCAAGCTTACGAAGATTTATTCGTACAATTGTGTAAACAGAATAAATTAAAATGTAAACAAGCAGATCAATACGAAGAGACAGTTCTACACATCGATTTTAAAGTATTAGATAAAGGAGAACCTGCATGGGGGGATAGACCTGAAAATGCGGGTAAGGTTGCTAAAAATAAATCTTGTTATGTTGAAGTTAAAAACGACAAAAGATTGATAGGAACAGATAACTTATTATTGGAATTTGTAGGCAATAAGGGACATAAAGGATGGATGTATGGTGAGGCGAACTACATAGCATTTTACAATACTTCAAGAGGAGGTTTCGATATGGTTAAAAGACACCCTCTTTTAAAAGAAATAGAATCTTTAGGACTTTTCTCTAAGAGAGGAGAAGGTAGGGGTGTAGAATTATTTCATACCTCAAACAAAGAAGCTGTCAAATATACAGATATTAAAGAAGATGCGGTTCTTATACCAAACAAAGAAGCAGTCTTCTACACTAGAAGACGTTTTGGCAATTTCGACATGACTTTATACGTTCCAGCGGAAATTGTAATGAAACACAAAACCTTCGAAATCAATCCTGTGAGATGATTAAATTTTGTTTCATCAAATTAATCCATTGATCTTTGGTTATTTTTTTACCGTCTAAAACAGAAAATACAAATGATGAATTATCTTTAAAATTTCTCAATATCATTTCTGCTTGTTCTTTTCTCGTTTCTACTTTTCTAATATCATGTACTACTTCTAGTATATGATCAATATATTTTTTCGATTTTTCTCCTGCTTCGCAAATTTTTTCCAATTCCCATTTTAATTGAATAGCAATCTCATAATCAAATTCTGTTTCAATCATTTTATAAAATTCTTCATAAGAAGGCATGTTATTATCTATATAATAATCAATAAGATTTTTAGTAGAACTGAGTTGCGATTTAACTCTGTGACAAAACAAATACCAATCTGATTTTAATTTGATTCTATTTTGACCATTATTGTAAGAAACAACAATACCCTCTTTACCCTTCCAATATTTTATATTTTCTGCTATCTTAGAAAGATCATTAGTGTCTAAGAAGTTATAAGATTGTGGTGTAGGTATCGGACCTATCTTCCTCCATATATCAGTCAAATCGGCAGAGGAAACAACACACATACCATTCTTGTTTATAGCACCTATGAGGTAAAATTCTATCTGAGAAGCTCTAACAACAATCACATTGTTCGGTGTAACAATCTCGAACAAAAGACTCAAATGCTGATTATTTTTTAAAAAATTAACAACTTCTGGATATTTTTCTGGCAATCTCTCAAAATCTTTAAAGTTTTCTTGAGTGGAGTATGAAACAGTTCCTCTCGTTCTCATAGAAAATTGATCATTTACATAATCAGCTATAAGCAAAGAACCATCAATCTTATCTTCGCATCTCCAATCATTAAAAATTTGAGGGTCTGGATAACAGTTTGTCTTCTCCCCATAATTAAAAAATTTAGGAAAACCAGAAGATAAAACATTTCCATCTTTATCTGTAATTAAAGATCTGTAAAATAAATTGTTACTAGTCCACTTCGCATCGATTTCTGGAGTTATTAAATAACAATCCAAACCACAAAATTTGTTAGGAACGATATTAAAACAATCTTCCTCTGTTGGTATATTCACTTTCATTAAAAATTATCCACGATTCCCCCAAAATTCATTAATGTCTAAAAGCTTATGTTTACATCCATTTATAACCTCAGTCCAACTAGAATGAAAATGTCCATAAAGATGTAATGATGGTTTACATAGTTTACAAATCTCATCCATAATGGCTCTTTCGTCTGTAAGGTCTTCCAGCAAATAAGCATCCTCATTTGCCCATCCATAAACCAATTCATTAAATTGCTGTGGAAAGCACCAAGAAGGGGCAGTATGGGTTATTAGAATATCTACTTCTTTGCATTTATCTCTATCGAATTTAACTACTTCATCTTCCCAATACGAACGTCCTTCGGTTCTAGATGTTCTATCGATAGAAACCGCACCACCAATAAATTGAATTTTTTTACCATCATATTCGGCTACAGTATAATCTTCAATTAATTCAAAATTACTTAATGAAACTCTATCAATTCCTTGAAAATAAACAGGATCATCATGATTACCTCTAATAGCCATAAAGATAATATTTCTTTCTTTAAATTCATAATTTAAATAATTTATCATCTTTATTTGATTTTCCTTATTGGTAAATCCAATTCCAGAATCCCCAACGCTAATCAAATAACAATCGCTTATTTTTTTAGTATCTATAATATCAAGAAGATAAGACCATTCTCCATGATGATCTCCTAAAAATAATAAAGGCTTATGTGGATCAATACTTTTCATCAAATTTATAAGGTTCTTCAATTATAACATAATAACTTCCACCAACATCTTCTATTTTCGAACAATTTCCTTTAGGTAATGGTGATTTTTCAAATGCTTCATAAACAATATCCCAAGCTTTATCGAATTTTTTATTTTTAATAGCATTATCAATCTTTTTTTGAAACTTTTGAGGTATTCTAAATTGCTTCTGAGGCTTCCAATATCCTAAAATGCCATCCAATATTTTAGGAGGCTCGACGTTTGAATACTTCATAGCACCATCACCGCTAACATCACATATCCTGCGATATCCATCATTTCTCTCATAATGGAGATATTGATCTATAACCTTTTTAATCTCCCATGCAATTGTACCATCTCTCATCTCTTCAGTATTACCAACACCAAAAGATGAATTCGGGTGATCTAAATGTGGGAAATTTTTCTTTTTAACCCACTCTTCTGATTCTTTTATTATAGAACCACTCTCATCATATTCGTTATTATACTGATCGTAAAACCCACCATGACCATCATATCTTCTTTCTGGTAAAGATGGGAACATAGCATATCTAACATGTCTATGGATAGCTTCCCTCTCGTTCCAATCAAGATACCTATCAGCATATGCCTCACTCATAGCCATATCAACTTGACCAGAACGAAGACGAGAATAAACTTCCAAAGCAGTTGTTAAAATTGAAAGATGTTCATAATCAAATTCAATTTGAATTTTTTTAGATTTAACCTTTTTCATAAATGAATAAATGTGAAATGATATATCCTTTCGACTAATTTAAAAACTTTATGTATAAAGTTTTTTAACATTTTTCTAAAAAATAAAACATATTTGGTATTAAAAATATATTTTATATACCATTTATTACAATAACGTTTTCTCTCCTCAAATAGTTTATCTGTTTGAAGCTTATACTCAGTTATATCTTTCTCTTCAACTTCCAAAACCTTCAAATCCACCAATTTATTATCTACAAATTTAGCCAAAAAATCTATAGATAATGTGAAATGTTTATCATCTTTCGTCAAGTCATGTTCATAGTGGTAAAAATTCATCATACCATGATATTCAGCCTTAACTTCCTCAGAGCTAACAACTTCACAATAACCTTTCAAAAAACTATTATCATCATCCACCCATTTGTATTCATTTTTTACAATATAGAGTTCTCCATCATTTTTAATTATATATTCTTCCAAACAATTATCCATATCTTTTGTTTGGAAAGAAACCGATTTAAGATCGATATTCCATTTTTCAGCCACCTCTATATCTGGAAGAGGATAGTCGCACTTAACGTAATCAAACATTCCCATTAAAATTCCCTCCCATCACTCTCGTCATCTGATATAAAATCCAAATGCGTATTATCAGGAAACACATACCCTATGGATAATAAAAAACGTTCAAAAGCATAAAGCATATCGCTTAAAGTTGCAAATGAAGATATCTCCATATCCACAACTGGACGTAAAGCTTCACCATCTTCACAAGAATCAACTACTCTAAAAATACTATCTTTATTTGTCATTTTTTTCGATCTCCTTTTCTAAAATTTCACAAATCACATCATTTATAGAAATATCTTTTTCTACAGAAAGAGAAATTATAAACTCCAAAGTTTCTCGTTTAAATTCAGAAAGATCAATTTCCAAAGAAACAAAAGGTTTAAGTAAAATAGAATCATCGGATTTTAATTCTACTGAAAATTTTTGATTAGGTTTCCAACCTAATTTTTGGAATTCCTCATCGGTGAACTTCACAAAATACTCTTCAACGCATTCTACTTTTTTAGTCATACCTTTATATGATAAACTGGCATTTCACATTGTCAAGTTTATTGTATAAAATTTAAACCTTTTGTAGAATTTTTACGATCAGTTTTAATAGCTAAAGTCATTCTAAAAGTGTATAAATCAATATTTGGAGCAGCCCTATGTTCAATATGTGCTGGAAAACAAACCATTCTATTATATAGAGGATATATTGAAAGTGTAGAATTATCATGTTTCGTTTTAAATTCAGTAGCTCCACCAGATTCTGAATTCCAACCTTTAGTTAAACCCACCAGATATGTTTCTTCACCATCATCTGTATGGAAGCTCCCATGCTGTATACCCGAATGTCCGTTAACATAAACCCTCAAAACATCATTATTAGGGAATAAACTTTCTATAAATTCTAATTCATTTTCATAAGAATCATTAGTTAAATTTAAAGCCCAAAAGAAAATTCCATCACCGTCTCTACTATAATGTTTATGCCAAGAATCGTTCAATACTTTATTAACCAAGTCATTCAAAAAATCTTCTGGTAAAAAATTGTCTACAAAATATATATCTTCATTGATGTGCGTTTTATTGTTCATATTATGCTATAAAATTTATATTTGAAATATTATTTTTTTTAACTTTATTAGTTTTTATCGCTAAAGTCATTCTAAAAGAATGTAAATCTACGTTTGGTAAAGCCCTATGTTCTATATCTGATTTAAAACATATTATTCTATTATATTTTGGATATATGGAAAATGAACAATCATCTCCCGATTTAAATTCGGTAGCTCCACCAGATTCTGAATTCCAACCTTTAGTCAACCCTATTAAAAAAGTTTCATCACCATCATCTTTATGAAAATTACCATGCTCCACACCAACTTGACCATTTACATAAATTCTAGTAACTTCATTATCCTTCAATATGTTAGAAAAATGTTCATATTCACCCGCATAATCGTCAGGACTTAAAGGATTATAGAAATAAAAATTTTTATCGACATCAAAACCTCTACATGAATGTCTAAACCACAAAGATGAAGGGTTAGATATTTTATCGTGCAAATTATCTATAAAAGATTCTTCTAAAAAATTATCGATGTAATAAACATCAGGTGTTATATATTTTTTTTCTCCCATATATGATTATATTAGCGCATAATTATAGTAAATCAACATTTTTCCCAAAAAATTTTAGATTCTTCGGATGAGGATGGTTTTCCTATATATTCGAAAGCATAACAAAACCTATCTGTAGCATTCCAATTCATGGCAAGCATACTTTTGTTTTTAGGATTTCTGGACTTTCTAGAATGAGTAGTTTCTTTCCATAGACCGCTTTTTAATCTATATGCTATCATAGATGGATGTATGGTTTTAGAAAAATATCTACCACCCTTCTCAACAACCATACTGGCTATGTGATCAGAAAGTCTAGAACCTATTCCAAGACCTTGAAAATCTGGCAATACAACAGTCCTGCTACCTCTCCAAGCATTTTTAACGAATGGATGTGGGAATGATAAGGTGGCATTAAAAGCAACTGGGACATCTTTCCAATAGGCGATGAAACATTTCGCAGCTTTATTTAAAGAATTGCTCAAATAATGATGTTGTTTGAATAATTCCCACGCATCATATTTGACTCTGAAAATTTTAAGTTCAATTTTAGGTCGCTGAAGACACCCCCTTGGTAACACCATCTTACCTTCTATTGGATTATACATCCAATCTGGATTTAACCACTCTATAATATCTTCATGACAAGAAGAAAAAATGACCTTCTTATTAGTATTTCTTATATATTTTGAAACAGAATTAGATGTGGACTTAGCGACATTTCTATCAACCACACTGGTAAATTCATCTATTAAAACGAATTCTTTACATATCAAATTTTTTGCCAAATCCGCTCTAAACTTTTCACCATTAGACAAAACATTATACGGCCTATACCATGATGGTATAGTAGAAAAACCAACAGATGTTAAAACATGAGAAGCATCTTCAAAAGAAAATGGAAAAAAGTTAGATATTAAAGATTTACTATCATCCCATTCTATATTCTTGATTTCACCAAATTGTTTTAATAAAGTACTTTTTCCAGAACCACTAGGACCGTAAATTAAACCAATCTTCCAATCATCTGGAAGTTCTATATTATTTTCTATGGAAAATGTACTTTTTTCAGAAAAAGGAACATCGTAAAATTTACTAGTCTGATCAGTATACTCATCATGAATTATATTTGATTGCAATATAATATTTTTCATTTAAAAATCGAAAAATACTCCACTTTCAGCATAATCTGGAACATGTTTATCTATAGAATTTTTATAGATGTAAGGTTGAGAAATTTTACTTTTCAATTTTACATTTTCAGACAAAGCATACGTGAATGTTAATTCATTAGAGGCTTTATATTCATTTCCTCCAAAATTACCCTCTGTTTTTAAATTAGAACATGATGTCAGGAAACACAAACTAATTATCGGAAGAAAGGTTTTTTTTAGAACTATTACTCTTAACATCTTTTTTACCCCATTTAATCGAGTCATAATTTGAATCATATTTTTTTTTATCGACTGGTCTATAACGATCACCTTTTCCCGCTTGATTATTATTTTTCATGTTTCTTCTTTAGTTTTTTAAATTTTATCAATGCATCATCATAATCAGTGAATGTAAAACCCTTAACACCCCACTGGTTAGATGATGGATACATCTCAGATGGTGGAAATTTATTACCAGCTATTTCATAGCCATTATGTTCTTCTATAATAACAACCTCATAATCGCATTTAATACCATCCTTTAATTTTTGTTCATATATTGCAATTTTACCATCTCTGAGCAATTGTTTGTAACTAAAATTTTTATAAGTAAATTCTTTGTCTATAGTTTTCATTTTTTATAATATTTGCTAAATTTTTTTATACGGCACACGCAATCATCAGAGTATTTACAATGATCACAAGTTCTATCATTATTTAAAAAAATATCTGGACGTATACATGAACTACTAGTAAGCATACGAATACCATCTTTAGATTTTAAAAGGTTCTTCTTAACATCCCCTTTAGATTTTTCAGATGAATTGAAAGATTTTGCAAAATCCGATAAGTGTTTTAAATTTCTGTATTTTTTCTTAGTTATCATATTCTATGAAATCACCACATTCTCCAGAATAATAAAATTTTTTATATCCTGTCTGTTTCATGAGATGACTACATCCATTGCAAGGTTTAGCATATCTCAAGTTACCCATCTTGTCAAGCCTTATATTTACAAAAACTATATTTTTGAAATTTTCAATATTTATTTTTTTTTGCAATTTTAAAACACAATTCAATTCAGAATGCATTCTAGCAATATCTCTAAGATCTTCCCCATCATTAGATTTATAATTTAACCTTTTAATATTAGGATGCGTTTTTGTATTGTTCATCCCTATAGATACTATTCTATTTTTTAAAATAGCAAAAGTTACATGAAAGGTTCTGATCGACGAAATGGGGTGGTGGATTGGTTGAAACGATTTACAAATTTGAATCAACTTTTTAAACTTCTGTGTTTTCAATTTTTTTCCTATCAAAAGGATTTACACTTATAGATATATAAATACTGTGTCTATCATCGTATATTTCAGGATATGCGTTAAAAGATATAGTATATCTACTATCATCCCCCATATTAGGCTCAACGTAATGATGTAATCTCGAAGGGAAAATTAAAAGTTTACCAGCTTCTGGTTTTTGAGTAAAAATATTATCCTTTTCGAAATAATCTGTATCGAAATGAGAAGAAAATAAATGCTCATCATTATACCACATATTATCTGTCACAAATTTTGTAAATCCAGAAGAATTGGATGTTAAGTAAAATATAGCACTCAAATACGAATTAGGATGATGGTGCATATGATGTGATTCACTTCTAACACTTTTATTCGCCCAAGATTCTATAATCTTTATATTTTTAAAAGTTTTTGGTAAATTTAAATCTAAAAATACAGTGTCAACACATTTCTGAAACCATTCGTGTAAATCTTTAAATTCATCCAAATCATTTAATCTACCTATGGAAATTTTATTGAAATCATTATTTCTATATTCTATATTTTTTATAGAATATAAAGTTTTATCCACTAAAGATTTCTCACAATTAAAATCATACACTTTTAAAGATGAGAAATTTTTTGTATCAAAATTTATCATTTTCAAGAAAAGAAAACATAAATATCATCGTTTTCTTTAACAACATGCATACCTTTATAAGTAGCATTACTCTCTTCCAGATTGTTTATAAATTCTGGCCAATCTTTTATAGAAGTTTTAGCCACTTTTCCAGCTACCACTAATACACGATATTCTTTATTTAAAAGTTCAAAATCAATTTCTGTTATAATTGAAGATTCCACCATATTTCTTAAAAAAGAAATACATTCATCTTTATGATCTCTGATAAAGTTTTTAACCTTAACTGTGCATGAACATTCTCGATTTAAAGCAGAACTTTTAATATCCGCTTCAATTGAAGGCGCTAATTTTATAAATTCTTTTTGGAAATCGGACCCATCTTTGTTTAATTCTATGAAAATACCATGGGTAAATTCATATTCAGTTACGGCTTTTAATAATAGTTCTTTGTTCATATTTTTTTTTATTTAATAAAATTGATTTTATTTTCAAGATTTATTTGTTCATTTTTAAAAATAAAATGAGCGAACAAATAAACAATTAAACCACAAAATATATTAGAGATTATAAAAAAATTAAAATCTAAAACAATTGGATTATATAATAAAGAGCATAGAAGCCCAAACCAAAAAGAACTACACTCTGGACACAATAAAGGTACCCTAACATAAGGAATTCTGGATATTAAATTTCTAAAAGGATTAAAAATTTTAGAAAAATTCCACATAACAGAAATGCTTAAAGATAAAAGCACAAAATATAAAAGATTAAAAAATGTATCCATATTATATAAAATTCAAAGCATCGAGTGCTTTATTAGATTTACCAAAAAATACAGTATCGTTTAAATATTCCCGATCATCATCACCACCATCCATAACAGTACCCACAATATCATTTTTAGAATAAATGTTTGGATCATTTTTTTCTTCATCCAAAATATTAGATATCAACTGTTGAGAATAATCTAATAATAAATTTCCAAGGTCTAAACCATTAGACACCACACCATCCAATAAATCGAATTTACAACTTATTGTCGGGTATACAGATTTATTAACACTCTTATACAAGCTAGAATAAGGCAAAAATTTAACTTCTAAATTATCATGATCTATTTCCAATATATCCAAAGTTATATCTGGCAATCTATCATAGTCGATAGATTCTTCCGAATTTTTTTTAAAGAAGAATTCAAAATGAGATTCTTCTTTTAATTTTTCAATTATCGCAATATATTTTTTTTCATATTCCATAAATTTATTTCCGTAGTATTCACAAATTATGTTCAATAAGTCATCATCTACATATTTCTTAATTTTAATATCGTATTTTTTTAAAAGTTTTTCAGATTTTATTAAAATCTGAAAATGCTCGTCTTTATCTATCGAAGATTCATTAATAATCGAGTAATTATAATTAAACATATACATCTATAATATAGTATATGAATTATAAATGTCAATATTTTTTTTTATGGTGTAGCTGAAGATAAGCCAAGTAGAGTTCCACCTACAGTACCTACCAAGGAATTAGCACCTTTTAAATAATAAGAACCGCCTTCACCCCATTTACCTCCAGCATTGCCGTTTGTAGCACCTCCACCGCCACCATTACCTCCAGCCAATACTGTGTTACTGAAAGGTGTAGCGCCGTCACCACCTTTACCTCCGCAAGTATCTGTACTTCTAACATCATTGTTTTGTGCTCTAGCTGGCGTATCACTACCCTGACAAGGTGGATAATAGTTAGTTCTTTGTTGCCCTCTACCTCTTCCATATCTGCCATCGCATCTAGCGTTAGTCTTCCCGCAAGGTCTTCTGCAACCACAACTCATCCAACCAACACCTCTGCAATTTTCATCAGTGTTACACACATTTACTTGACTTCTTTGTTGCTGCGCTGGTGGACAATATTTTCTAGTAGCTGCAACTGCTCTTTGATTATAAGATGTAATAACCCCACCAGTACCACCCTTACCACCAGAAGCTCCTCCAGCTATAGTTCCGTTGTTTATGATGCTAGTTGCTCTATATAATTGCACACCCATTCCTCCAACGGTTCCGTTCTTCCCAGCGACACCACTAGCACATCCTCCATCACCACCAGTACCAGCATTCCCAATAATATTGCCGTTATTAATTATTGTAATTGAATCTGTAGATCTAAAACCATTAAGTCTAGTGGGATCATTGGCTGTTACAATCAATGCTGGATTTCCAGTAAGAGTAACTCCAGAATTAATAATTAAAGTAGCGTCCACATCCTGAATCTCGTTTTGAATTAAAGATCTAAATTTTGTAGCATAAACATTGACAGAAGATTCATTGGATGTAATTGTAACAGTCACCGCTTTTTTCTTACCTTTACCGTAAAAATCTCCAACTTTAATAGTATTATTACCAACACCTTTATTTGGAATTGGTGGAGTCTTTGGGTTATATTCATTTTTCACGAAAACCCCATCAGCATAATATTCCGATAAAGCATGCGGCACTGAACCGCCGAACTCGTTGGATATTTCTTGTATAGGTAAGGGACCAGATATTCTAATAGCCATAATAATATGTTAACTATTTAACTTTTGTTCTAAAATGTCAACTTTATTTGAAAGCTCCTTTACAGCTTCAATCAAAACGGCAACAATGTTACCATACGCTACGGAATAATAACCATCTGTTTCATAATTAACAACTTCAGGTATAACTTCCATGACATCTTGCGCAATAACACCTATGGATTTTCTATTATCAGGTTTTTTTTCAAAACTTACACCTTTTAATTTCAGAACTTTATTTAAGGCATCTTCTATAACTTTAATATTTGTTTTTAACCTTGCATCCGAATATGCAGTAACTTCTCCACTAGCGGTAATATTACCTTGAACTGTCAATGAGCCAGTCATGGTGTCACCAGCTTTTAAAACTCTAGTATTAGCATTCGTATTAGCAGCCGCAGCAGCAGTAGCGGCATTATCGGCAGCTGTTTTTGCTGTATTGGCAGCGGTTGTTGCGGCAGAAACACCACTGTCTACGTATTGTTTAGTGGCAGCATGTAAATTTGAAGTAGGATTAGCATGTAATGTTAAAAAGTTAGTTAAAGTACCACCATTCAAAGGTAAATAAAGCCCAAGTGTAGCGGAATCTACTTTACCACCCAAGCCAGCATCTACGTATTGTTTAGTGACAGCATGTAAATTTGAAGTGGGATTAGCATGTAATGTTAAAAAACCACTCATGGTATCACCAGTCTTCAACACCCTCAAGGCATCGGCGTTATCTACATATGTTTTACTAACTAATCCACTAGTACCACCGCCAACGGCACTATCTACGTATTGTTTAGTGGCAGCATGTAAATTTGAAGTAGGATTAGCATTTAATGTTAAAAAACCACTCATGG